CTCGTAAAGCCCACCGAAGGCTCTGAAACGAATGTCGTTATCACCGCCGATTGGCGTTGCAACGGCACTCAGGATCAATACAGCGGCACTTGCTACGGCTCCTGCTCGTTCGCTCCGCCGACTGGTGAGTTCACGCCTTACGAGGATCTGACGCAGGCGCAGGTGCTTGGTTGGTGCTACAGCAATGGCGTCGATCAAGCGGCTATTGAGGCTAACGTCACCGCGCAGATCGAGAATCAGATCAATCCTCCGGTGATTGCTCCGCCGTTGCCGTGGGTGCCGGTGCCGCCTCCGGTTAAGGTTGCGGAGCCGGTGGTGGTTCTTGATACTCCCTCCGCATGATCAAGATCGAACTCACTCAGGAGCAGGCCAACAGCCTCCTCCAACTCATCGACATCGCGGTTAAGGCTGGTGGCGTTGCCAACGCTCGTGCAGCCCTTCCGCTTGTGGATATCATAGTCTCAGCCGCACAGCCTAAATCCGAGTAATGGAACCAACGAACAGCAGCACCAGCCCTGGACTCAGCCTAGCAGCAGCGGCAGGTGCCACCGCTGTTTCGTTTATTCCGTGGCTTACCGACTGGGTTCAACTTATCACTGCGCTCATTGGCTTAGCCTGCGCCATCTACGGAGCCTATAGGCTGTTCAAATCCAAATGAAAAACACAAAAACAACTCTCGCCGGTGTCGGTGCCATCCTTGTCGCAGTCGGTGGGGCTCTCAAGGCCCTGTTCGACGGTGACCCGACAACCAACCTCGACCTGACTACGACCATTGCCGCGGTCACTGCTGGTATCGGCCTGATCTGGGCCAAGGATGCCGACAAGACCGCTACCATCGACCCCAAGGCGTGAACTGGATCTACCAGATCCTTCGGGCAATCCTCGACTTCCTACGAGCAACACCACCCACCGATGTGCAACATGGCAAAGCTCCCGAAGCCCTCAAGAGCGATCTGGCTGGCCGCATTGCTGACCTGCCTGGGCTGCCAGGTGACCCGGGTGGTCCTAGTGCCAAGCGGTGATCCGGTGATGCTGGCGCAGCCGGTAAAGGCCAGCGTCTATGCTTTCGATGCCGACAAGAAGCTGGTCGGGCCTTCCCGGGTGACCCTCCCGGCCGGCTGGTACGTCCTACCCAAGAAATAATATGGCTCAACAAACGATCAACATTGGCACCATCGCCAACGACAACACCGGGGACACCCTCCGCGGCGCCGGCGAGAAGATAAACGACAACTTCACCGAGCTGTATGCCGCCCTGCCGTTGGTCACACCGACGACCTGGGTGCCGACGCTGACCGATTCCGGCGGTGGCCGCACCTACGCCATCACCACCAACACGGCCCGTCACACGTCCATCGGATTCGTGACCACCTTCACCGCGGACATCACCGTCAACTCGGTGACAGGATCCGCTACGGGCAACCTCCGGCTATCGCTGCCCGACGCCGTCACCTACGAGGCCGCCGCCGCTGTCTGGCTGACCAATGCCACCAACCAGGCCAAGACCGCCATCATTGCCCGGTTGATCGCCGGCACCAGCTACCTCGAGCTGTCTCACTTCGAGACAGGAGCAGCCAGTAGCCTGGCCGGCCATCTCCAGGCCACTAGCCGGCTGATAGTCTCTGGCACTTACTTTACCACCTGATGACCACCATCGGATCCAGTCTCCAGCAGGGCATGGCGGTGCTCCAGCAGATGCTAGGGGCGCCGATGTTCATCTGGCAGGGGACGTCGATCCGGTGCATCCCGGCAGCCGTCAACGATGCCAACGTGCCCATCTCCGGTGGGTTCCAGGACAACGCGACCTCGAGGATCCTGGTCATGTTCAGCGACTGGAAGACCTGCGACAGCACCCTGGTCTCGATGGATTCGACGCTCTACACGCTCGACCAGGGCACGACCTTTTCCCGGCTGCTCAAAGAAGACGGCCTATTCATCCTCCAGGAGAACACCGACCGCATCGCCCTGACCTTCTGCAAGCCTCGGCCTGTGGTCGGTAGGACTCTGGTCTATCAAGGCCGCACCCTCCGCATCCTGTCCTGCCGTGTGGATGCCTCCGGCGCCTACTACAACCTTGAGCTGGGGGCCAAGACCAAGTGAGGCCTGTCGTTAACATGACGGTCGACTCGAGCAACTTCGATGCTGCCATGAAGCAGTATCTGTTGAGCACCTCGCGCGATCTTCACAAGGCCATCAACAGCCGGTTCTTCTATTTGATGGTGAGACTGTTCGTCCTGGTGCCGCCCAAGAGCCCAGGCCAGGAGCGCCGCAGGATCTCCGACTACCTAGGGACACCTGTCGGTGACATCAACCGCAAGAGCAAGAAGACCGGCAAGCGGATCGGTAAATCCCGAATCCTTCGCCGGGTGCACCTGATAGCTCAGTCGAAAGAAGCCAAGGGCGGTCGCCGCGGCCTCTATGGCGAAGAAATGAAGGCAGCAGCCTCGGCCCTGATGCGGAAGGCCATCGGGTCGGTCGGATATCTACGCTCCGGTGTGGTGAAGATGATCCGAGTGTACAACAAGGGATTCAGCCAGTTTCAGAGCGCCAAGTGGAAACCGCTGTCGAAGCCTCCCGGCTACAAGGCGCCGAAGCAGACCAACGCCGCCCTGGTCTCACTTGCTAACCAGTACGGCCTCAACGAAGAGAACGTCGCCACGCACAAGGGCACCAAGGCCCGAGGATTTCAGGCTGTCCCAGGCTTCAACCCGACAGCCTCGGTGGTAATGACCGCGGGTATTGCTGACAGCCAATACAACCGGGTGGCCGGGATCTACAACACGGCCATGCAGAAGGCTTTCGACGACGAGACGGCCGAGATGGTCAACCACATGACCGAGGCCCTCCTGGCTAACGGCAAGGTTCTCGAAGACAACGGGATCACAATCAAATGAACGCCGCCGCCCTAAGAGCTGAACTTGCAGTCGCTGACTACCTGGCGGCCGCCGACTGGTCGGCCTCCGGCGCCGGCACGCCCACCTGCCTCACGTCCTACAGCCGCGGCCTCTACGACGACCCCGACGACCAGGACGTCATGCCCAACTTCCCGCGCCTGGTGATCTCGATCAACTCGGCCAGGCCAATGCAGCGCAGTGACCTGACCTGCGAAGTCGAGATCGCTGTCGAGCTTCAACTATCAGCCGATGACACCGACGAGGCTGCTGTGCTGACCACCGTCCAGGTGCTCGACAACCGGATCCTGCCGCTGTTCGACGACACCGGGGCCTCTGCTCTCAACGCGCCATCAAACGACCCCAGCGGCCCCTTTACGGCGCAATTCGCCGCACCTCTGGACTTTGGGGCATCCTCAATCTCTAATCGGTCCAGGACGTTCACCAGGACCTTCACCCTCTACTGTTCCGCAACACTCTAACCACCCACACACATGGCTAATTCACAAGGACTCGCATACCAATTTGGTTCACCGGCTTCGGTGACCATGTATGGCATCAACAACGTAGACGCAGTTTTCAGTGCCCTGGCTTCGATTGAGAGTTATGACATCACTCATGAAGCCGACACCGAGGAGGTCCGCAATTCCGGCGGCGAGGTGGTCGGTCACATCGGCTACAACGAGCGGGTGACCCTCAATCTCAACCTCATCCCTTCTGGTGCCGATGCCACCGCCGCCTTAGCATTCTGCTCCCTGGCTCCGGTTAATGGCACCGTGGCGATTTCTGGAGCCCCAAATATTTCAATGATGGGAACCGCTAATATCTTGAACACTGGCCGGTTCATCTATGCCGGCGGTGGCTCGGTCAAAATGACTCAGAGCGGCAAGGCTATGGTTTCGATCACCGTGAAGAAGTACAAGAACCTGACCACCGCTGCCGCTGTCGCCCTGAACGTGTGAGCAGCCTGGCCGCCATCCTAAGCGCAACAGCCAAGCCCTGTCCGATGGTAATCGGGCTCCGCATGGTGCCCTTTACTGTCGGCCACGCCATCCTGCTGCACCGCCTCGGATCGCCCTTCGTCACCGGAGGCCGGGCCACCGCTAACGACCTGGTCGAGGCTGTCGTCGTGTGCAGCCAATCCGCCGAGGAGTCGATCAAGACCATGGCATCGGTGTTCCGGTGGGTGCCGCTCCGGCTGATGCGTAAGAAGGTCAGCAAGTCCGACCTGGTCAAGGAATGCCAAATCCTCCAGGAGTGGATTGGAGACAAATCCGACTGCCCAGAAGTTCTACGGCAGCCGGGTGCAGGATCCAGGGAGGCGGCCATGCCCTGGCCCGAAAGGCTGCTGGTTGGCCTAGTCGACATTGGATTTACCGAGGAGACGGTGCTCAATATGCCGGTGACCGATGCCGAAAGGTTCTTCCTCACCAATGCCGAAATGCACGGTCAGGTCGAGCTGTGGAACGATAAGAACGATGCCCTCTGGCGCTATGCTCAAGAACAGCAGACGGTAAGGAACTAACAAATGGCCATTTTCTCACTTATTGCAAAGCTCGGCCTAGACGGTTCGGCCTACGAAAGCGGCCTTAAACGAGCCTCGAGCGTGACCGACAAGTTCCGATCATCCGTTGGGATGCAGTTAGGCGCGGCACTGTCTGTTGCTGCCATTGGCTCTTTTGTCTCGAAGGTGGTCGAGACAGTCGACGCCATTGGGGACTTGTCCGAGCAACTCAACATCAGCACCGACGACGTCCAGCGCCTGCAGGTACTGGCAGGCCAGACGGGTGTTTCCTTCGAGTCCATGGCCAAATCGATCACAGCAGTCGGCCAGGAGCGTCTTAAGGCTATTGAGGAGGGAGGAAAGGCCCGGGAATACTTCCAAGCGCTTGGCTTTTCAGTCGCTGAACTTAACGACAAGAGCATCTCGAACATCGACCTGATCTCGAGGATGGGCCAGGCCCACAAGGATGCAGGCAGCAGCGCACAGACTCAGGCTGCCATGATCGCAATTCTTGGTGAGAAGGCATTCAAGGCCGCGGGTGCAATGGCTAAGATCAAGGAGATCGGTCCGATCAATCTGATCTCAAAAGAGCAAATTGATTCTATTGGAAAATTGGCTGATCGCGTAGACGAGATAAAGCGGACCATCATTCTTTCAGCAGTTCCTGAGATCAACTTCTTTGCAGATGCAGTTGAGCGTGCCGCTAAAGATGCTGAGACAATGGAAGACGGATTACTTGGCTTCTTTCAAACACTGGGAGGCAAGGGGTCAATTCTAAAAG